GCACAGGAAACATAACACAGTTTGAAACAACAAACGGATCAACTTCTGTAATCGTAACTGATTCTAGTCACGGTGCATTAATAGGTGACTTTGTTACAATTGCTAGTGTAAGTGGTGCTGTTGGTGGTATATCTGCAGCAAATTTACAAGGTGAGTTTGAAATACAAACAGTTCCTACTGGTAATACATATACCATAATTGCAGGCGCTGCAGCCAGTTCTGATGCAACTGGTGCTACGGCAAACGCCACATATCAAATAAACACTGGTCTTCCTACATCTATATATGGATACGGATGGGGTGCTGGTACTTGGAACGCATCAACATGGGACACATCTCGTGAGGGTCTTACAGGTGCTGACGGTGTTTTATTACAATCTGGTAAATGGTCTTTAGACGGTTGGGGTGAAGATGTATTAGCACAACAGTTTAATGGTAGTCTTTATTATTGGGATACATCAAGTGGATTATCTAGTAATTTAGCAGCAAGAACAAATGTCAGTGGTGCACCTACTAAATCTAGATTTATGTTAGTATCTGGTGATGACAGACACGTAATTTGTTTTGGCACAGAAACAACGATAGGCACATCGTCTACACAAGACAATATGTTTATACGTTTTTCAGATCAAGAAGATCCAGCAACATGGACACCCACAGCAACGAACACAGCTGGATCGCAAAGACTTACAGATGGTAATCAAATAAATGCAGCTGTTAGATCTAGGGGTGTTATATTAATTTATACTGACACTGCTTTGTATCAAATGCAATTTATTGGCCCACCTTTTACTTTTGGATTTAGACAATTAGGTACAAATTGTGGAGCTGTAGGCATCAATGCTGCAGTAGACGTAAACGGTATTGCTTATTGGATGGGCAATGATTCTTTCTTCTTATTTGATGGTGCAGTTAAAAAAATACCATGCAGTGTGCAGGATTATGTGTTTGATGATATAAACAATAACGCATTAGGTGATGTTTTCTGTGCAGTTAATTCTGATTTTAACGAAGTAATATGGTTTTATCCATCTAAAAATTCTACACAAGTAGATAGAAATGTAACTTACAATTATGCTGAAAAAATATGGTACATAGGAACACTAGCGCGTAGCTCTTGGGCAGATCGTGGTGTGTATTCAAATCCGTACGCAGCAGAGTTTGAAGCAAGTGATACGACCGCTACAATATCAACTATTAATGGTGTTAAAGAAGGTAGAACTTTTGTTTATTTACACGAAGAAGGTGTTAACGATGACGGTGCAGCAATGAATTGTCATGTAGAGTCAGGTGACATTGATGTAGGCGACGGTGATCAGTTTTTATCTGTATCTAGATTTATACCTGACTTTAAAAATCAAGTTGGTGAGGTAGACATAACAGTAAAATCAAGACCATATCCATCAGCTTCACAAAAAACACATGGACCTTTTATTGTAACAACAAGCACAACAAAAAAAGATACACGCATACGAGGTAGACAACTTGCATTGCGCGTATCTAGTGATGCTGTTGATGATAAATGGCGTTACGGCACAATTAGATTTGATGGTAAACCAGATGGCATGAGAGGTGGATAATGACTAAGATAACAATACCTATAATACCACAGGCAAGAGAAGAGTATGATCAATCACAAATGGCACAGATGGTGCAGACATTAGAACAATTAATTTTTGCATTAAATAATACGTATACTTCAGAACCTCTTAGAGATGAGTCTGAAGCTGTAACTTGGTTTTTATCATAATGGCAAACGTATATACAAACCATAAAACAGTTTTATCAACTACAAACTTAACAACATTGTACACAGTTCCTGCACAAACAACAGCTATAATAAAGTCTGTGCGTGTGGCTAACGTGGATACTTCTAATAATTGTGAAGTATCTTTGTATTTGGTAGATACAGATAGCACAAGTTTCACTCTACAATTAAGTAGAGATATAGAGAGTAAAACAACACAAGAGCTCTTGGCTGCAGGTAATTCTAGCCAGGTTTCTGCCGATTCTTCAACTAGTTCACTTGCACCTTTGATTGCAAAAGAATCTGAGATAATTAAAATACAGGCAGAAAACGCTAATGATTTACATGTTGTTCTTAGTGTGTTAGAGATAAGTTAATTATTGCATAATGGAGAAAAAATGGCTATAAAAGACGACATTACCGTGATTGCAGGAAAA